CCTTGAACTTCTCCGTGTCTTTATATTCACGCTTGATTGCATCCCTAAATATCGGATCTACCGACGCATTGACGATAGGCCCGGTGTAATTCAGGTAGTATGCAAGCTTTTTGCGGAAGGCGTAATTCGGCGTACTTTCTCTAGGATGACGAACCAAGCCTCGGCCGACAGAAAACAGGCCTGTACCGTAATATGCGTCTTTTAGTAACTTATATCCATACAGCTTTTCAGAGTCCATATTTTGCTCCTTAATAAATATTGACGTGTGCCGCTTTAATCTGCGGTGCATTTATCTTTTCAGCAATACCTGTCGTTGCGTCCTGGGCATCGTCGTTTGCGTTCTTCCCTTCTCGCTGATAACGAGTCATTGCCCTGTAATACTCAGGCCAACGGTTTTTCCAATTGACAGGGAAATATATATGCTCCATAACCCATGTCGAATTCGACAATATCCTGGCCGCCTTATTCTTCGTCTGCGCAAACGTATTGATGACCGTCTTATTCGACTTGTACGTGTCTTGTAATATCCTTCGTACTTGTCGTGCAAAGCCTCGGCCGCCGTTGTTTGATTCAAAATCGGCCACATTTACGTCGTTCTTATACAGCATAGCTGCCGTTGCCGGCTCCGTCTCTTCCATAGCGTCTTTGGTGTACAAAAGGTCCAGCACATAAGCTTCGCCGTTGTACACTCCGTACACAATCGAGCAAAGGTAATCGGATCCTGTATCAGCCGTATCCGTATAGTTTCGAACAGCCGTAAATAACGGATTGCCGTTTGCGTCTGTCGGAATACGTTCATACGTCTTAAAACTCGAGTATAACTGCCCTTTAAGGTCGATAGGCTCCTGTTGATAGTTGGCACTAGCGATATCGGCACCCATGGCCCTCACTTTCTCTTCATAACTGTGTCGAGATAATATCTCATCGCAGAGCATGGTACCGTCCGGCTGCAGTGCCTTCATCGTAATAACCTTGGCCGCTTTGCCGAAATGTTCTATAGCTCGGCCGGCAAGGTCGTCGCTCGCCCAACGGGTCATAATGATGAGTATCTTGCCGCCTTCTTCAAGACGGGACAACATAGTATTCGTGAACCACAGCCAGGCCTTTTCCTTCGCTGTCTCGTTGTATGCTTCCTCGGCGTTCTTTATGATGTCGTCGATAATAAGTAGCGAGCAGCCAAAGCCGGTTGCCGTCCCTGACGGAGACGTGGCCAAGTATGAATTGTAGCCACCGTCAAGAGACCACATATCCATGGCTGCGTCACCACGTTTTATACGGACGTTCGGAAATATATCGGAGTAAACCGTGATATTCTCATCAGCCTTAATCTCTTGGATCGCATTTCGAACATTCTTAGCAAAGGTTGCTGAAAGAATATTGTTATACGACCCCGTCATTATCTTTTCGGCCGGGTTACGACCAAGGACCCACTCGACAAATAAACTCGCCGTGCGGCTCTTTCCATGCCGAGGCGGCTCGTTAATAATAAGCACTTTGGCTTTCTCATCTTCATAGAACGACTGTAACGCCTCACATAACTCAACAAGATACCGTCGTTCAGGCTTATAGAAATCAGAAGCCATTAAATTGCAAAAATAAAAGAACTCACGCCGCGCGAGTTCTCGTTTTGCTTGCCGCTTAATGCGTTCGTCAATCATCGCCTATCAGCTTCTTTATGTCTTCCGATTTGACGCCATCAAAGGGATTATTCTCAATCTTTGCTTGCATATCGACGTTCTTTACGTCTCTCCATAGGTCAGGCCGTCTGTTTTTTAACCAGAAGATTTGCGCCGTTACATCAGGCCGTTCACGCTTAGTTACCACCTTCGTTACAGCAAGGCCTAGCGGTTCGCCATTAGGGGCATACGTCATTTCTTTCGTAACCTCGTTATACTCATACCCCAGGGCTCGTTTAAGCAGCGCATTTTCAACCTCAATATCAACGACTTCCTTACCTCTTTTTAAGGCGTCAGAAAAGTCAGGGTATT